CCAAGTGGTTGTATTTTAATTTGGTCAGGTTCAGTAGGCTCTATTCCTAGCGGATTTGTATTGTGTAATGGTTCAAATGGAACTCCTGATTTACGCAATTCATTTGTTTTAGGTGCTGGAAATAGCTATTCTGTTGGGCAAACAGGTGGATCAACAACTGCTACATTGACCCAAGGAAACCTGCCAAATGTAAATTTTAATGTTACCGATCCTGGACACGTTCACACTGCTAGTACAACTGTAGCAATTAGCGATCCTGGTCATAATCATTCTGCTTCATCAACTTCTAGTTCAACATCTACTGTTACAGATCCAGGACACTTTCATACAGTGCCTTATGTAATTGGTTCAGGAACTGGTATTGCCGCTGGTTCAGGCGATAGTATTCAGCCTAATCAAGCAAATTCAGGAACAGCTTTTACTGGAATTACAGTATCAACAGCTACAACAACATCTACATCTATTGCAACAAATTTAACTGGAATTACAGCAACAGCTTCTACGACTATTGCTTCTAATGTAACAGGAATTACAGTAGCATCAGGTGGATCAGGTTCTGCATTTGGTATTCTTCCTCCTTACTATGCGCTTGCATACATTATGAAAAGCTAATCATGTCTGATATTGATCCAATAACCACAGCTAGAGAACTTGCAACTCACGCTAACGATATAGAACATTTACAAAGTGATATGGATAAAATGATTTCAGAAATGAAAGAAATTAAAGAGGCTGTTCAATCTATCCAAGAAACTTTGGCTCATGCACATGGTGGTTGGAAAACAATGATGATAGTAGGCGGTGCTTTTGCTTTAATTGGCGGGATATTAGCCAATTTATTTCAAGGCTTTTTAAACAAATGAAATTCTTTAAAGATTTGCTAACGCAAAATGACAATAAAACCTATTGCATTGGCAGATTTGGTGTATTTGTAGGTATTCTTTCTTTTGCTTGTTTAGGATTTATTCATACCATCTATAATCATGCCATAGATTTTTCTGGTTTTGGCATGGGATTAGGTGGACTTTTGGGCGGTGCAGGAGTCTATATAGGCTCTCAAGCTGCCACAGACCGAGAAACTCATGCCGATACCTAATGTTTACTTCAAAATTCTCATTGTGGCTTGTATTTTACTGCTTTCTTTTTGTGGCGGTTATTATGTGGAACATTTACGATTTTTGGATTACAGACAATCGGTTGCAGCGCAAGGGAAAGTCCAAGAGCAAAAAAACAAAGACCTTTTAAAAGAAAGAGATTTAGAAAATGCTAAGATTAAATCAAATTACAATAATCAGCTTGCTATTATTAAACGCTTGTACAACACCAGTGGCAGTAACTTGTCCAGTCCCAGCGCAACCCTCGTCAGCGTTAATGGCTACACCACAGACCCTGTATTTGCTGAACAGTGCGCCTCTGCCACTGCCCAACTCGTCAGCCTCCAGCAATGGATTAAAGATCAAGTAGGATTGCATGAATAGTTCTTTTGACAAGTCATTAGCTTTAGTTTTAGAGCAAGAAGGCGGTTACAGCGCAGATAGTCGTGATCCAGGCGGTGTTACCAATCTAGGTGTTACTCAAAATACTTTAGAAGAATGGCTTGGTCATCCTGTTACCGATAAAATCATGCGTGAACTGTCAATCGTTCAAGTCGCACCGCTATACAAATCTAAATATTGGATGGCTTGCTCTGCGCCTAAACTGCCTGTAGGCATAGATTACGCTGTATTTGACTGTGCAGTCAACAATGGCGTAGGGACGGCTGTAAAACTCTTTCAAGAGTCTCTAGGATGCGTTCCTGACGGGATGCTTGGCCCTAGAACATTACAACTTATTGACCAAAAGAATAAAATTGAAATGGTAGAAAAGTTCTGCGAAAGACGCAGAGATTATTATTCTAAGCTTAAATTGTTCCCCATTTATGGTAACGGATGGCTAAACAGAGTAGAATTTGTATTAAAGAACGCAATAGAAATGATAGAGGAATAACATGACAAACTTTAAAATTACTGGCAAAACACATGAAAGCCCTAAAGGTCATTATGTGAAAGAATCGCCACATCGTATTGAAAAAGAAGTAGAGCGTTTAGAAAAAAAATTAGACAAGCATATTGCATTGCCTATGGAAAAAGCGCATCACGCTGAAAACAGCCAAAAAGAAGCACCATTACCGAATATGCGTAAATACTAAAATTTTTGAGTCAAATCAGCGATTTTAAATAAAGAGATGGGAATGTCGTAAAACATTTCCCCTTTGCCAACGTAGCGATTATGGACTTCTATTAATGGGCAATCTTTTATCAAGTCTGCTTTCAGGTAATAAGCACGTTGTAAGTCCTGAGTTAAGGCAAAAAATAGAACAGGCCGATCTTGCCGAAATAATTTCTCTTTGCGTAGGCTTGCGTGGATACTATGAAATGAGTCAAAACCTTCTTGACGAACTTCAACCTCAATATATCCAACTGGAAGATTTGATCGAAAACAGATTAAATCAACTCCATAGCGATCGGGGTTGTCTTTCACATCTAAGCCCCATTTCATACTAGCCCATGCTGCTACTGCTTTTCTAGCAGGTTCATCATAAACTTTATGAAGATACTCGCTAAATGGTTTAGTTGCCAAGTGTTCTCCAAAAACAATAAGCAAATATAGCTACAAACGCTAAACCCCCTAAAAACGCACCAAAACTATCGTATTCACGTTCTTTTGGTAAAGTAATAGCAGAGCAATACTCAGCCGTTTTAAACGCTTCTGATAGCGTTCTAGGGCTTTTTAAATAGCGTTGATAATTGTTTACAAAATGTTCGTATGACATTAAAGCTCCCAGGTTTTAGTAATTTTTATATGGTCGTTATCAGCTTCTATCTCTACTTCTATTTTTTCTTCTTTTTCTTTAATATTTTTGTCAAAAATTTCATCCCAGTTATTACGATATTTGTCGTTTACGGGTTTTTGACTTTCATTTGTCCAGTTCATTCGCCATTCCTTGCTGGTGTTGACCAAAGTTGTTCCACTACAATCGTAGCGTTCATGCGCTTTAATTCTTGTTCGTAAAAGTACCTGGCTGGGTAATTTGCTTTAATAAAGCCTGTTTCTACTCGTTTAGATGGCCCTACATACATTTTAGGTATTGTGTAATGCGGTACAAACAATGTATTTCCTAGCTTATAACAGCGATATTGTCGTGTTTCAGGCACTTCGTATTCAGTCATGCTAATTCTCCGTATTCTTTAAGATAATCTCTAGATGGTTTATAAGTGTAGCCAAAAGCATAGAATAATGGTGTATTGCCCATCATTACAATTTTTCTTTTAGCTTCTAAAGTTTTACCCCTGCGCTGAAGTAATAAAGCTATACAAGCACGATTGCGAAACATTTGCTTGCCAGAGTAAGACTTCATAAATTCAATCTTAAACACAGATTTATCTATCATTTCTCTTGTGCCTTTCTTAGTATTGCATCGTGTATTTCTTTTGCCATTTCTTGCCAAGACTTTGAATACCAATCGTGCTTATTGATAATTGCTTCACATTCATCTTCAGTTAATGGTGTTAATGTTTTTTCCATAGCTGCTTGGTAACCCTTATCAAACCCAATAGCTTCAGCAATTCCTAAATCGTGTTTTGCTGGATGGGTGTAAAGTGGAATATCAAATCCTTCTTTTTTTACCCAAGATACTTCTTTACGCCATTGTTTATTGGTTCGCATCCACGCTACTGGTTCATTGTTCATTCCCCTTGTGCCTTTCTTAGTATTGCTCTAGCAAAATCTTCCATGTAAAGCTCACCAACACCATTCTTTTTCCAAGCATGGCAAACACTATCGGCACATTCTTTTATTTCGTTTTCGGTTAATGTTTTATTTTTTAACGATTCTATTTCAGATTGTTGTTGATAATATTCCTCTGCAATCAATTCCCTTGCACAAAACCCATTTGCAGTTGGCGAAAGTGTTGCGTAAAAATGGTATTTGTTTGATGGGAGCATTACTTCTTTAAGTTTTTGATTAAATAGTTTGTCCCACATTTTATTTTCACTCATTTCTCATTAGCCTTTCTTAGTATTGCTCTAGCAAATTCAATCAAATCCCATCCTGTCGGTATTGTTGGAACCATGCCAGCAATCAAATCTATTTCCTCATCTGTTAGTGTCTTTGCTGGATGGGTGTAGAGTGGAATATCATCTTCCCATGTTTGTACTTTACTAAATTTTGTAGGTTTGCCATCTTCATGGTGAACTTGCATCCACGCTACTGGTTCATTGTTCATTAAAACCCCCATCCAAACATTAGGCCAAGAATGATCCCAAGAATAATTACGCCAATCCATTCAATTATTTTTTTCATATATCCCCCTTAAATTGATGCGTAGTAAATTGCTTCGTCAGATTTTTTCTCAAATTCATCCCAATTTAATGAATGAATCATCTCGCTAATTTCAATGTCAGTATCTGCAATGTAAATTTCTTCAATTTGCTTACGACCATAACCATGTATATCAATAAGCGTATCGCCTAGGTATATTTGTGCTAAAAATGGTGCTTTTTTCATTTAATCCCCCGATCAAGTGTTGATGTAATAACTTTATTCTTGTTTTTTCAAAAAATCAAAATTATTTTTGTTGTTTTGCATAAATACAACATTTGTGCTTATAGGTAGCAATATCACTAAAAAATTAATACTTATAAGTATGAAAAAGTTTCCCGAACGGGAAGAATTGATGAAAAAATGTGCAAAAGTAGAAAAAAGTTACCGAACGGGAAATTTTGTAAAAAAAAGTATTAACACACACAATGTTAATCAGAAAAAAGTATGTTAAATGACTCATTAATAAGGCTTTAAGCTACTTAAGGACTTATTAATAAGTAGGTGGGGCAGGACACTCACGGAAGTGTAAATGGTCGGGGGAAACCTTAACCCTGCCCCTTGAATTCATAGACCAGATTTAATCTGATAATACCGCAATAGATGGAAGAAACATTTTAAACCTTTTTGCAAGTCTTGTTCTTCAATCTCACACAGTTTTACATCATTTGTCAGGCCATTTACAAACACAATAGCGCATCTAGCATCTGCCATACCTAATAATTCACGATAAGCAGCCAACTGCATGATATGATCTTCGTATGGAACAACTTTTTCCAAGGGGGTTTCTTTAGTCTTAAAATCTACAACTACTGGCGGTATGCCTTTAACTTTATCGCCATTAGCGCATAAATCAACTTTTCCACCAAATCCAAGCTCATGACTGCCTGATTTCTCTGGAATCCATAAGCGGTTACCAAAAGCTACCTTTAGTTCCTTTTCGGTATTACGGCAATATTCAGGCACAGCTTCTAGCAACATTCCATCAAAGAATGACTCAAGCACTCCATGAATGTATGTGCCACGATCCGCAGCTTCTCTGCCTTGGGCTTTTGAATCGTTTAAAACTCTAGCTAAATAATCTTCTTCTGATTCGTTTTCTTTGCGTGGTAGTGTTAAGGCTGCCAATATAGCCTGCTGCTGAAGCCAGTTTTGGAGTCCAGGCTTTGCTGCCACCGAGATAATGGTAGTAACGCTCGGTACAAGTCCCAGCTTTTTCGCATCTCTAAGAGTTGTTCCTCGGATTCCTTTGCCGTCTGCTCGCTCAACTGTGTAGCATGGGTTTCCATCTTTGTCATACCAATGGCCTGATTCACTTTTGTTTTCTTGCATATTTTCTTTTCCCCGTTTTTTCTTCATTTTCCTGATTTACAGGTAAATCCGCTGGTGGTATTACTTCAGCCTCAAACTCGCCTGGTATTTCTTGACCGCACCAATCTTGTGGCAACTTATTTACAACGACAGGATTTAGTTTACAAGCTCCCATCATATCGTTTTGATTAAAAACAAAAAACTTACAAGTGCGACAAGTCATTAGATGCCTTTTGAATAATTAAGAATACGCAAGCGGTCTACTTCGCTACTGCACATATCGGCAGCAACTTGCAAAACCGCTTTAATGACTGACGCTAAATCTTCAGGAGCAAAGCTAATCAAAGGGATTTCCTCATCATAGCCAACTTCTTTAAAAGTTTTTTCTGTGTATTTAGTTTCAATAATGTCTTTAATTTGGTTTTGCATAGTGTTCTCCTTTAGAACGGCAAATCTGAATCGTCTTCTATTGTGTTGCGTGGTAATTCATCCGATCCTGCTGGTTTAAAACCTACTGGCAATTTTTCTTTGCCGATTGAAACGCTAAAAAACTTACCTTTTTTGCCTTCTTTAACCCAACCTGAAAGCCAATGCTCTTTACCATTAACCATAATTGTGCCTGTGTAATCAGGATGGTTATCTGTTGTTTTGCGGTCATTTTTAAATAAGCTCCCAGAGCCTTCTTTTGGTTGATATGCCATTTTCTTTCCTTTATAAAATATCTTTGGCGATTGACTTCATTGAACTACTAGATTTACTTTGTACTGCTGCGTTTGCATCGTCATCAGCTTGTACTACTCCTACAACTGCTGCTAATGCGTATCTACGCATATAAGTCAAACAACTTCCTGCACCTTGAGCATCTATTTTTGACATAGGAACAGACATTTGTTGGCTTATCCATTCACCAGAGCTATGAGCAAGAATTGTTGTTAATGACATTTCACCAATAACAATTTCTTTTTCATTTACAACTACTGTATTTACAATAGTTTCTCCAGGCAACTGCATAACAGCGAGGCCGTTTTCAGCCAAAAGACTACGACAAGCATCCCAAACAGACTCCAAATCAGCGTATTTAGACTTGAAAAATGGGTTTGCTGAGTCTTTTTTTGCATGGCTTAATTTTCCCTGTACGATTGATAGCGCAGTAGCTAACTTAGCGATTGATTCACTTTGATTCATGCTTGCCCCCTAAAAATTGTGCCAAAATCATTGAACAAATTTGTTAACATTTCGTTCTTGCGCTGCTTTGGTTTGCCGCAGGCTTGACGAATACACGCTACTTGGTCATCAGTTAACAATGCTCCAAACTCCATATCTTGAAGTGCGTTTTCTAAGTATTCTTCATGCTCTAACATCAACTGGTGTAAATCACTCATTTCGTTCCCCCGAAATTGCATGGCGAAATTGCCATATAAGAATCTTAACATAACTTAAAACTAAAGTGCAAATCTTTTTTTGAGTGTTGTAAATAGGCAGTTTATCGTGTTAAGATAACTTTACTATGAAATTAAAGCTATCCGATTCAGCCATTATTGACTTGCTTGGCGGTACTACAAAAGTAGCAAAAATGTGCGATGTTCATCCAGCAGCAGTGTCAGCTTGGCGCATAAGAGGGATACCAGCAGATAAATTTATGTTTTTAGGCGCAAGAATAGAAAAAGAATCGCATGGGCTTGTAAGCCGTCAAGATTTGTTTCCTAACAACTTTTGG